TTCCACTTTTAATATTATTATTATTATTATTATTATTATTATTATTATTATTTATTATTGAATTCTTTCCTGGTCTTGGTTTAGGTATTTGCATCATTTACAGTATTTAACGTAAAAAGTATATGGAACCACATTGAGCTTGGCGAGTATCCAGATAAGTGGTCTGTATTGTTTGAAGTTGTATCGGGCATACTTGGTACGATCACCCACTCTGATATTGACAAGGCTCATCAACTTATCCTCAACATCACCGAGCTTTGACATGTCGAAATCTGCTTTCTCTGCCAGGTATTCTCTTGCCTGTGCCTTGGTCAGCTTTCCGGATCTCACCTGTGCAGATAGGTATACGATGCGCTTATCGATGTTAAACTTGGCAGGAAGTAGCCATGAACCAACAAACTCAGTGTATACGTTCTCACAATGCTTGCCTCCGTAGTCTTGCCATTGGATGAGTTTTTTCATCTCTGCCTCCATGGTTTCCCTGTCGAACCCATAGTGAAATGGTCTGATATTCTTGATCCCTTTGATGGCATAGAATATCTGATTCCAGAATGTGAACAGAGGATAGTTCTTGAGAGCCTGTCCTGTGTAGTGAAAGTATACCGATTCAATGTACTTGGCATCCATGTAGGTCCATCCCTTTGGAGTTGATCCCTCAGTACGGAAGTCATGACCATTGAGGATGTACTTGATGCCATACTGATGAGCAGTCTGATACATCAGCTTGGTCATTGCGATATCGTTTGGAATGTCAGCATCCGGCACTCCTGCATAGAGGAATGCTTCATTGAGCTTGTCGTATTCCTGTTTGTTGACATGGTAAACGATAGCATCAACATTGAGCTTGCGTATGAGCATGGTCATGTTATGGATTGCCTCTGGAGCATTCCAGTTGTTATCAAAGTGAATGACAAGAGGCTTGAGTCCCCAATACCTTACGGCAGTGTACAGCAATGTTGAGCTGTCAAGTCCTCCACTGATCCCCATGATGCAGTCGTATTTGTTGCCATCACCTGCCTTGCGAATCTTCTGTAGTTCAGTGTTGAGATCCTCTGGTCTTGCCTTGGCTTGTAGTTCATCATGTAGATCACAGTATTCGCACTGCTTCTCTGATATCTTGGCAATGTCTTCTGTGAACAGACATCTCGGGCATTCTTTCATTTTGATTGTATTAAGTTAGCGAAGTTAAAAAAGTCTTTTGATACGCTGTCAGGATTGTGCCTGTTTGCGTATTCGCTTATGATCGCCTCACAGATATCATCCACATCAGTCCATGCGATTGAGTGAGGAAGATCACCATTGTATACTGACTTGCGCCCCATCAGTCCCATCTGTAGATTAGTATTCGGGCATCCATCATGAGGAGTGAGTCTAAGGTTCAGGAAGCATTGAGAGTATACATCGTATAGCTGCTCTCTTGTGAAGGTATTGTATTGAGCCTTGATGATTGGTATCTTGATGAGTCTCTCAATCTCTGCGATGTATTCTGATCCATAGAACTCCGGGCATCCTTCGTTATAGTACCAGTATATCTTGTCACCTCGCTTTGTGTATGGCCACTGCTCAGGTATCGTTGCATTGATCGGTAGGTATATGCTTCTGATTCCTTTTGCAGATAGCGAGTTTTGAACATGTATGCTGATAGCTACATGCATATGCTTGGTGAGTTCTGCAATCCATGATCCTGGCAGATCCTTTGCATCTGATCCGAACCATACCACTATGCAGTCACCCTTGTGATCAATGACTTTCTGAAAGTCCTCATCTCTGTACATGCCAAAGATTCCGAGCGTATCTGTTTGATCAGTATACTCTTTGAGATTGTACTTGCTGATCAGATCCTGATCGAGTCCTTCAAGGCTTTGAGATATCCAGGCTTGCTTCATATCTCTTCATGCAAAAGGTATATCTCAGGGAATGACTTGAACAGATCAGCCTCATCTTTGTTGCCGAGCTTCTCAGATGATCCCTTCAGAGATCCTGTCCAATGGTCTGAGAACTTGTGCTTGTTATCCCATGTGCTTGTGGAGATGCTCAGCAGCCTGAGGTCCGGATCTTCAAAGATACCTATGGATGCATCCAAGGATAGAGCCTTCAGCCACATGGACCAGTCGAGTCCTGAATTTAACCGCTTGTCAAAGGGCTGCCAATTCATCTTGTTCAATAGTCTTGTGGATAGCACTCTTCCGATTCCGATAGGCTCATAGCTCCTTGATCCCTTGCCATATCCAAACCAGTTGACTGTTCTGATGTTTCTTGGTCCAAGATCAGCAAAATGACATCCGAGCTTTCCAAGCATGTCGTATTCAGGAAGCATGCGTTCAGCCTCTGCGATATAGTTATCAGATACCCAGTCTGAGGATCCGACAAACAGTACTCCTGTAGGATTGTATTTCTTTGCAGCCATGAATCCTGCATTCCACTTGGCACCGAGAGGATCATTGCTTATCATGATCCATTCAGCACCCATTGAAAGTGCGAGCTGCTGATCATCAACATCATGGCCCATGCAGATCACTTTCACTCCTGCATTCTGTAGCCTTGATATTGTGTACTTGAGTAATGGTCTACGGCCATATACAGGAATGGGAGCTACGATCATGATTCGAGTGCTTTGATTAGTTCTGCTTTCTTTGGTGCTTGGCCCATCTTCAGGCCTCTCTCCTGAGCCAATGCCTTGAGATCATTGTAGCTCATTGTTTGATAGTTATATTGCTTGACTCCTATGAATTGAATCTTTGCAGGTTTCAGCTCCTGAGCTTTCTCCTGTTGGAGTGCATACACAAGATCATTCATAGCATTACGCACACATGTACCGCATCCTTTGTTGAGCGTTGTACCCTTGTATGCCTTGAGCCATATGGCAAGCTCCTCTTTGAGGATCTGATTAAGGCCAAAGGATCTCATTTTCTGATAGCGTATTGCTTGCGCTTTTAACTCTTCTGATATCATCTCTTTAATATGTTTTTTAGTTTCTTTTCAAGCATGGTTCCCGATATCTTTCTGCGGAGTTCTCTGCTTGCAGTCAGCTCCTGAATAAGCACTGCACCGATCATGGCAAAGTACATGTCCTGATCACTCATGATCCGCTCCTCTTTCTTTACCTCTTGCTCTCCCATACCATAATCAGATCAGCTACCAAGTAGGTAATGAATGAAATGCCTATTAACTGCCATTCGATGAATGCAAATAACAGAACTGAATTCCAGAATGATAAACAGGAAAAGCAGTTTAACGGCTTGATGTCGGGCAGATCAAAAGTCTGGGCTGCCCTGGCTAACCCCAATGAGATGAGGATGATTGCAATATAGCTCATATTTAAATTGTTTGATTGCTGAATGTATTACTCTGAGAGAGAGTCCTGTCTGAGCTTTGATATCTCTGAATGTCATTCCATACAGATGCATCCTTGTGACCTCCTTGATGAATAGCTCCTGATCATCTTGACTCTTCTTATCCATGTATTCTCTCAGGTATTTTTGATAGGCTTCCTCTTCATTGTCATCCTCACTTTGTAGGGGGATGTCATAGTCGAGGGATACCATGTGGACCATTGTGTTGAATTGCTTGTTCCAGGCACTACCTGGCCACTTGTATTGATTGTATGCGAATCTGGCAAATGTTCTGGGTAGATCATCCTCTGAGATGTCTCTGTCATGCAGCAGTAGGTAGACATGGCCGACAAGGTCCTTGTATAGTTCGGAGCCTCCAGTGATCTTGCGAGCGATCTTGTATGCTTCATGCTCCCAGAACATCTTTACAGTAGGACCATACCTGATTGATGAATGACTCAGATACCTGCTTGCCTCGCATGAATCTGTACAGCTGATGATATGGCAATCCGGAATCTTCACTCAGATGCCTGATCTTGTAACGAGAAGAGAGCCTCTCATTAAGAGAAGCCCTCATCATGTCACTTAGTTTAGAATGGGAGTCCATCGTCTTCATCTGATACAGATGTGATCTTTGATGTTGTTGACTGCAATGGCTCCTCTGGCTTCACCCATGGCTCCTTGATGGCTGCACTGAAAAACTTTCCTGCTTGCTGTCCTTCTCTCACCCATAGGCTGATCTCCCACTCCTTGCCATCTACGTTGATCTTGCCTCTGTAGTCTGGCTGATTGTCTGCTGTCTTCTTGTCATTCTTGAAGATTGCTCCGCTGTTTACTTTTTGTTCCATCTATTTATTCTGTTAATTATTACTATCCAAAGGAAGTCTCCGAAGCTCAATCTCTTGCATCTTATCCTCCAATGCCTTAGATGCCTCATGATACTCCTCATTTGTCAAAGGTACATATGAAAATTGTAAAAATGAAATTTCCCAATAGTAAAAGTTTTGATCCAGGTGATAGACCTCCACTTGTCTTTTGAATTCGGTTCTCATTAGTCAAATCTCGTAGGAAAATGATTCTGATATTCATGTGCATGATCCTCGCAATATGCCTGGATGCGTTCATCCAAATCATATGCATCCTCAACAATTGTATCCAATGAGCATCCATTAGACAATCTATCATTTTGAATAATTGCTGCCACTAATAGAGTGACTCTTTCTTTTCTGTCCATGTTATTCTGATTGTAATTGTTTATTAATATCTAAGATTTATCTTATTTCTACTCCTGTAGTTATATATATCTTCAATTAGTATTTTCATTTCATCTCTGTTTGTACAATTTTTTATTTTTGTTGGTTGTATCCTTACTTTGTGGAAAAACTCATTGAAATCAAAATTTTGATTATTAAATAAAGTTATCATTGTACCTACAAAAACTGTTTTATTGTAGTCTGTGAAATATGGTTTAAGCATTCTGAGTTTATTTGCAATATCTTGAGCAAAATTCATGTCTCCAACTCTCCATGTGCCTTTCTCAAAAATCTGTGCTGTTTTAGAATCTAATTTTATACTGCTTGTTTGAACAGCTAATGATCTTGATGTACCACTTCCTATATTTTGACAAAATGCTATACAATCAGATAAATTAAAATCATTATTTTTTTCAAAAAAATTTTTCAACTTTATATAAGATTCAATTCCCATATTTGCGTATCCTTCCATAAAATCCTTTTTAGTCCAATTCTTTTGGTTAAGATTAAGCGTATGAACTTCATTAAGTGAATATCCATCTACAATTATATAGTAAACAAATGATTCAGCTTCTTTGGCAGCCATTAAACGATGTTGACCATCTATTACTTCCATTCGTTCATTAACTAATATTGGATTGCACTTCATTCCATAAACACGAATTGAATCAGCTAATCGCCTAACGTGTTGAAGATTGGGAATCCTGTTTCCGTCAATTTGTTTGAACATTGACAAATTGCTTGTTTGGTAAACCTTGTTTACTTCTTTTGCTTGTTGCACATGGTTACTATTTTTCGCCATTGGTGCTGCTGTTGTGTTAAACATAACTTATTTATTTATTTATTAATTGTTGCATATACTGTGAATAATACTCTGATGCATGTCTGAGCTTCTCAATCATCTGCTGCTCAATCTCAAAGTCTCGCTCAAATCTAAGCACTGTGATGCGCTTTGCAGGATCAATATGATCTACCCGGTGAATAGATAAGTTATCCCAAGGGCTCAGAAGGTTATGATCTCCAGTTGGATCTGTAGATACCATGCAATAGATCAGCTCAAAGTATGGCTTGTCATACAGATGCATATAGGCTCTGCCTTGGTATTCATATCCTGCCTCATAGCCTTCATCAGATGTGGCCGGAAATGTCTCCAGTGACCATGATGTTTTGATATCGATGATCAAATCATCAAGGATGATATCACATTCACCTGTAAACAGATCCGTTTCAACTCTTGTTGTGTTCTTTTTGTAGCTTGTGAATCTCACAGCATTGAGCAGATCAATGGAATCCTTTTCCTGTTCCTTGCCCTTTGTGATATACTTGCTATTGAGATCCACTGTGTATCCGTAGAAATTCTGCTTTGCTATGGATCTGATGTGGCTCTTTGCCGTTTCACTCAAGACCTCTCCTTTGGCTCTTGCGTTTGTCATGATCTTACCGATCTCAGATGGATGCCATTTCATAACTGTGCTTTTTGTTCGTCAGTCAATGTGTAGTTATCCTCAAGTGCCTCTCTGGAGTATCTGCCCTCAGCAATAGCATCGATGGCTTTCTTGAATCCTACCTCAGAGATACCTGGTTTCTTTTGAGGGATATTCTTTCCTGCTTCAACTCCATCATCATCTGTGGCAGCCAATGCCAGGCAGCTGATCAATGAGTATCTGCGATAGTAACTGATTGCAGATCCAAGCTGTTGAGGATTCGCCAATGCAGGGAGCCTCATGAATGATTCAATCTTCTCTCCGGAATCAACATCAATGATCTGAGTGATGACCATGTCCTCATTGATTGGCTGTAGGATCATCAGTCCATTGTCGAGGAGTATCTGTTCACATGCATCGAGAACCGCATTGAGATCCGCATAGGATTGCTTGAAATGTGGATTCTTTGCATTCTTGTGGACCTTGCCGATCTGCTGCTTTGCAGACCATAGCTTTCTGTACATCGGTACAGGGGATGATAGCTCATCCGTTTTCTTAACTGTTGCCATTTTATCTGTGTTTTAATTTGTACAAATGTAATTTAATTTATCATAAATGTATCATACCACTCCAAAAATTCATCAAAATTTCTGCAAATGATATAGACACCACCTGCTGAAACAATAGCTTTCTCATATGCTTTCTGTGCATCTGACTGCTTATCATTCATCTTGATTTCAATCTTGACTGATCTGCCCTTGATTGTGGCAGATATATCCGCAGATCCTGGAGTGCTTCCTGACTTGGTATAGGATCCTTT